AAACACAGTTTAAACCTGGACAATCAGGCAACCCAACAGGGCCACAGCCAGGCTATAAACATATGTCTACTTGGATTCAACAACTCCTTAATGATCCGAAGTTTGAAGCTAAGATTAAGCTAGGTGAAAAGATTGTTGAGTATAAGGGTGCGCCTATGAAAGCAATCATTCAGGCGCAAATGGTGAAAGCTTTAGAAGGTGACGTGAAAGCATTTGATGTTCTTGGCAAGTATGGTTTTGGCACTAAGCTAGAGCTGGCAAATAACCCTGATAATCCTATTACGCAGACATTACCAAACGATATAATCAGTGACTTTATTTCTAAAGTAAAGAATGACACTAAACAGAAATAACCTAATGGCCGCGTCAAACGTGGCATGGATATTGGGCAATCAGTTCGTTACAGAAAATCGTAAGCCGATTGAATTCACCAGTCATCGGTTCCTTATTGATTACCTAGCAGACAATCATCGGCATAAAACAAGCAAGAAGTCATCACAGATTGGTGAAACAATGTGTGAGCTGTTGGACGACTTTCATTTGGCAATACACAAAAAGCTAAATGTCATTCATACATTGCATACGAATGATGTGCTAAAGGGCTTTGTGCGACCGAAAGTTGATCCGATCATACAACACAATCCTGAGATAGTCCGGCATATGACCATTAACAGTGAGGGGCTAAAGCAATTCAGGGATAACTTTGTGTTCTTTCGTGGCGCTAATGCTGAATCACAAGCTATTAGCATTTCAGCTGATGTGCTCAAGATTGATGAAAAAGATCGCTCCAACCCCAGCGTTGTTGAGATGTTTGAATCGCGCCTAGACTTTTCAGAGTACAGATGGATTCGTGAGTTTAGCAACCCAAGTGCTGTTGGCTTCGGTGTTGATGAGACATACAACAGGAGTGATCAGCGGCATTGGTTTATACGCTGCCACCGTTGCAACTACTACATGTATATAGACTATTGGCAATCTGAAGGTGATAAAAGTCACTATGTCGATACAGAGCGTGCTATATTCGCTTGTGGCCGTTGCCATAAAGAACTGAGCACTGCTGACCGCTGCAATGGCGAATGGGTTGCCAAATATCCAACTCGTGATGAGATTCATGGCTATTGGTTCAGTCAGATGATGGCCCCATGGTTTACTGCCGCCGAGATCATTGACAAACAAGAGAATAAGTCTGTTGAGTTCTTTTATAATTTTGTGTTGGGCAAAGCGTATACACCCGCAGATATGATTGTTGACCGGGCAGCAATACTGCGTGCCTGTGCGCCAAGCAACATCATGCGCACCCAAGTAGCTATTGGTGTAGATCAAGACGCAGGCGGCCAGTACTACGTTGCTATGACACCGCAGGGTATCTTTGACCATGGCTATGTTGATTCATGGGATAAGATCGAGCACTTGAAGCTTATGTATAACGCTGTTGTGGTATGCGACCCGAATCCTTATCAAGCCATACCTAAGCAAATGGCCAACAAGTACCGCGACTGGTATCTCTGTTACTTTAAAATATTGGATGGCCTTAGTTCAGTGCAATGGAAAGAGGCGGAGCAAGTTGTGTACGCCGATAGAACCCGCGTGATAGACATCAGGGCCAACGAGATTGTTAACGCACGTATGCTGTATCGGCAGCGACCCCATGAGCTAGAAGACATTATCGCCCATTGGAACAACCTCTACCGTACTACCGAAGAAAAAGAAGACGGCCGCGTGCGTTCCATTTGGATTAAGAAAGAGGATAGGCAATCTGATTACCCTTTTGCTGAGGTCTACGCTCGTATTGGCTTAGCACAAGTCTTAGGCGGTGGTGCAACCCTTGTTGAGGGCACATCTGGCCAAGAGCCTAAAGTAACTAACCTAACCGGCGGCGACAAAATATCAGTAGATTTTAGTGGTATACTGCAAGAAACCATGAGCGAGTTTGATGAATAGTATTCAGAAAGCCTTTATTGAATCCCGTCGTGTTTCGGCTAGTGTACCTGATAAGCGTTACCGTATACTTGTGACACTTGTACGTTCTGATAGACCCCGATACTGGAAGTTTTCTTGTATTGATGATGACTGTAATGCGCCTATTGTCGAGTTGCAAAATATGGATGTGGTTGGGTTAGATGACTTTTACGATCCACAGAATACTGCTAATACAGGGATAGGTAGGCATTGCAAAGGCACACTAAGAACTACTGGACTAGCTTGTCAATATTCCTATTTCTTCCATGTCCGTTAGAAGTGCTACAATAACATAAGGACAGCCCCATAGCGGGCTATTTATATACCCGAAAGCTTAAGCTAACAGATTGTAATTTGATGAATCCACAGAACCAAAACGTCTACGAAGAAGCCTTTACCGAGCTACATACCGACGCGACCGACTTTGAAGAACTAGATCTTACGATGTCCGACGATGATTTGGACAAGATGCTGATTACCTCACTCGAAGCAGACCGTGCCCACTGGAACAAAATGCCTTGGAACTTGCAAGAGACTGATGTTACCAACACTGCCTTTTTGCTAGGTGACCAAATAGATGCGAATGAATACTTGAAGGGCGAGACACGCTACCAAGACAACCGTTTGTTCAGTTCAGCCCGCGCCATCTTAAGCTATGCAACCGGCCAGTTGTCCAAGCCAGATATTACACCAAGCCGGGGCGATGAGATCTATCTGAAAGGCGCACGTGATACTGGTGCAGCACTCTACCAGGATTCAGCTGATGACCATGCTGACTTGCAGGTGCGGGCCGCTGTGCTCAACCTGATTAGCCGTAAACGCGCCTATATTAAGTTGCGCTATGACCCAAACATTGGCAAATACGGCAAAGTGATCAGCGAAGTATGCAATCCAGAAGATATTATTCTGTGCCGCTACTCTGGCTATATGAAGAATCCAGCTAAGATTTACCATAGGCTACGTTGTTCGGTGGCTGAACTGTGTGCTCGGTTCCCTAATAAAGAAGTTGAAATTAAAGAAGCCTTCTCAGTACGCCGCGGTGTCTACTCGCAGCAATCCAAGATGGTGACGTACTTTGAATGTTGGTTTACCTATACTGATGCCAAACTAAAACCCAAAGAAGGCGTCTGCTGGTTCCTGTACGACAAGAAGAAGCTTATCTTAGACAAAATGGCAAACCCTAACTGGATATACCACAAAGACCGTACCAAAGAGATGCAGGCTAATGTTACTGACATGCCGCCCAAACCGTTTGTGATCTTTAACCATATAAACACCGGCCATTCAGCTATTGACGAAACGTGTCTGATTGAACAAGCCTTGCCCTTGCAGAAGATGCTGAACAAACGCTTACGTCAGATTGGCGAGAATGCCGACTATGTGAATGGCCGATGGGTCTACTCTAAAAAGGCCTTTGGCGAAGAAGATGCCCGCAAGTTGATCAATAAAGGTAGCAAGACGCTGGCCGGTGTTGACCGCGAAGACGCTACTAATGCGCTTGTGAATGTCGCCCCACAACAGTTAGGCCAATGGGTAGAGAATACGATCTTCGACTATCGTAACGAAATAGACGGTATCATGGGTACACCCGCGCAGTTTAAGGGATCCGATCCGAAAAGTAACGACACTCTTGGCCGTGATCTGCTGTTGAAGCAACAAGCCGGTGCGCTGCAAGATGATCTAGTACGGGCAGTAGCGGTCGGCATGTCCAGCTATTACGAAATAAAGTTGCAGCTATGGCGCGTCAATTATACCGATGATTACTGGTTTCAAACCAAGGGTGGCGATGGTAAGTATGAGTTTATCCTAATCAACGGCGACAAGATTGACACCGATGTCAAAGTCAGTACCCAAATAGACAGCAACTTGCCGCTTGATAAGGCGGGTATTAGGCAAATTGCTATGGATCTATGGAAGGCCGGTAATGCCATTGACTACAAGTCACTTATGGAAGATCTAGGTTTGCCTAACCCAGATATACGCGCCGAACGCTACCTTACACAAAGTACCAACCCAACCGAATACTTGCAAACCATTAAATCTGACGACATTAACGCCGATGCTGAATCTGATATACAGCTACTTATCATGGGTAAGACACCAGAGGAACGCGACAACTACGACCAAGCTTACTTTGATTACTTCAATAAAGTTGTGGCCTCTAACCGGTTTGCTAAGTTGCAAGGGCCAAAGAGCAAAGATAACCCAACTGGCAACCCTGAGGCGGCGCAGCGTATTACGATGTTCCTGATAGCCGTGCAACATGCTATGATGCAAAGCCTGCAATTACAAGAGAGTATAGCCCCACCCGCACAGCCTGGTGTATCTGGCGCAGTTGACCCGAATATGGTACAATCTCCGCAACAGCCAGGAGGGGGACAAGCACCCAATCCAGCCGTACAGCCTAAGATGCCGCCCACTGGCGCCTCACCGGCAGCATTACCAATAGCATAAGGAGCTAATCAATGGATCAGCAAGAAATGACATTAGGCCAACAACTTCAAGACCATATTACCAAGACTGATAAACAAATAGCCTACTGCGAAATCACTGAACGTAAAGCAAAACCGCCAGTAATACAGGAAATGGTACTAGCCCGCAGACATCTAGAAGATGCTAATAATCGTTTCAAAAAGGCGTATAATTTGCTAACCGAGGAGGAAAAATAGGTATAAGCCTGACTATTAGCAGGAGCAATATGTTTATAAGATTGATGACCCCGAACAAAAAATGGTTGTTGTTCAACATGGCATTTACTAGAGGTGAATTTATAAATATGATTGGCAGTGGTTACTACTTTTGTCTTGCTGGGCCACAAAAGATCCATGGTATTAGACGTTTCAAAGGCATTGAATGGCGAAGAATGATCAAGCCAACAGAGACTATAACCATTGGTAATCCGAATAAAGTAAAGCTAAAGGAACAATAATGGACCCTAAAGACAAACCGGCCCCAACTGAAGACCAAATAAAAGCCGCTAACGAGGCCGAAGAAGCCAAGTGGCAAGATGATTTCAAAGACGAAGATCTAGCTGTACCTTATAAGCGCGAAGACGCAAAAAAACCTGATGAAGCGGAAAAGAAGCCGGAAGATCCTAAAGAAGATGTGGAAGCGGAGCCTGCAGAAGAAGAAACCTATACTGAGCCTGCCCCCGTTGTAACGGTTGAAGACCCCGGTGACTACAAACCAGCAGACTATTCCTTTGAAGTGACACTAAAAGACGGCAAAACCGTAAAGGTCAGTACCCCGGATGAGGCTGAAAAGCTAGCTGACGACCCTGATAATTTTGAAACGCCCAAGCAGCTCATGGACTTTATTAATAAGCAGAACAAAATGAACCGTAACCTTGAACGCGACTACGAAAAATGGGAATCACAGAAGAAAACCTTTACCGAACAGCTTGAGACAGAGACACAACGTCGTGAAACCATTGATTCATATATTGGCGAATTTCAATACCTTGTTGATGAGGGCAAGATACCTGAAATTGCCAAGGAACACATAGATGCCAATTGGTTTGACCCTGAGATTGCTAAACAACCGGGTGTTAAAGAGCAAATTGCTATCTTAAAACACATGGAAAAAGAGAACAGCCTGCGTGCCAAGGCTAATGTTAAACCACTTACGTCAATTGTTGATGCATATAATGCCTGGCATACAGACGATGACACCAAAGCCGAAGACGCCAAGCGCAAGGCAGATGAAGAAGCTACCAAAGCAGCTGGTGAGGCGCGCAAGGCGGCTAGTTCACGTATTGCTGGCGTGTCGTCTTCTGGGCAAGGGACTTACGTGCCAAAAGGTATTGCAGTTGGCAATCCTAACGTGCTGAAGCGCGGTGCGGCTCAGTGGGATGATTAGTTTGACAGATTAATTGGCAGTATGTATTATCCTTTTAGGATAGCCCTCAGAGATGGGGGCTTTTTTGTTACAGAAAATAAGGAGTACTACATGTCAGCTACTGCTCAAAACGACAGGGTAAATAACATAACACTTCAGGACTATAACGCTTCAGTTGTAGACACTGTAAACGTTTCAAGCGAGATTATGAAAGGTATTGTTTCCCGCCCTGAGCGTTGGAATGGCCGTAGCTATAGCTCGCCAATCTTTACCGCTAATTCGCAACTAGGCCAGAGCTTCAAGGGAACTGAAACCTTTGACACCTCAATTGACTACAATACCCAGCAGATGACGTGGTATCCAACTGGATACGCGCAGCCTGTTGGTGTATCGGTTGTTGAACGCTCGATTAACGCTACTCCAAGCGGTGTAGTTGACCTATATAAGTCTTCCTACCAATTCGCGCAAAACTCCATGATTACCGCACTTGGCTCAATGTTCTATAGCTTCGGCAACGGGAACGACTTTGACGGTATGGGCGTCATTGTTGATGACGGCACCAGTACCTCCAGTTACGCCGGATTAACCCGTGCTATCTACCCAAGCATTAACGGTTATGTTGCCGCTGCTTCCGGTGGTGTACTTGATCTTGATCTTATGTCCGCAGCTGATGACGGTGCAACTATTTCAGGCAACGAATCTGAAACCCCGAACCGCATTATGGCTACCCAAACTGTGTGGAGCTTATACGAGAGCCTGTTAAGCCCGACCGTCCAAGCTCATTATGGCGGCCAAGGCGGATCGTTCGTAGATGGTTCCAGTGCTCTTAAGCAGAACGTCAAGCAGTCCGATGCCTTATGGCTTAGAGGTGGCGCAACTTCTGTGAGCTTCCGAGGTAAACCACTTGTACGCGACCAAAAGTGTACTTCTGGACAAATGTTTGGTATTAACGACAACTGGTGGTACTTCCGCAGCCTGAAACTTATGGGTCTTGACCTAATTGCTACGGCTGAAGATGTAACTGCTGGCGCATACGAGTCCTACAAGGTATCTGCCTTCCAATTCCGTGAACCGCTTATGCCGGTTAATCAATTGGCCGAAGTGGGGATTTTTGTGATGTACGGCCAATTGTACTGTGAGAAC